GTCGGCACTACGACCCCCTCTCCATAAATTATCACACACCTATGTTGTCGGCGGTGTGGGTGCTGTAGAACTTGGTCTCGCGTCGTTTAGCCATCACAAAATTGGGATGGGTTTGGATCGCTTCCATCAATATGGTCTCGATAAAACAACATTCAAGTTTTGAGATGACCTCAACGATCTCCAACAGCGGTCCAAATTTTGGGAAGTTGACACCATCAATCCAATCTCTAATTGCCCTATCGGTTGGACCTGTCAACCGTGACAAATCCATGATGGAGAGTTTGTGTTTGGATAGATACGACGTTAACCAAATCCCAAAACTCGATTGGTCTGGTGATGGTTTGATTTGTGGTGGCCGGCGGCCGCTGTTCTTATTTCCCATCCGTATCCTCTTTGACTTTGAGTGTGGTGATTGTGATAGTGTATTCCCAATGACCCTTTTTGTAATCCTTAGAACCGGACAATTTTTGGATTTGATGGTCATCGTCATAGACAACACCATTGAGAGAATCACAAACAGATCCAAATAGATTTTGGAGATCACGACGACGACGATCACCAAAGGTGACATCGAGATGGAGTTTGACAGGACCTTTGATAACTGGATGACCAATGGCCATCATGATCTCGATGGCTCGTTGTTTTAACATCGCCTCGAATGATCTCACGGTGTTGTCCTTTATTAAGCGCTTACCACAAACTCTCATCCTGTTCTTTTTGGCTGGTATTTTGCCATAGTTATGGATTTTGATCATCATTTGGACGTCCTACGTTTACGGCGCTTCCAAAGCGACTCACAGGCCCAATATCGCGCTTCCAATCGTGTGGCGGGATCCTTGTCACATCTCATCCGAGAGCGGAAATTTTCATTGGCTCGAGCGCTGTAATTGTGACGATAGCCAACGGCGCCAAATTTGATCAACTTCTCCTCTCCACCCTTGCAACCTTTGACAACCATTTTCTTTTTTCCATATCCAGGCTCACCCGATCTCAACTTGCGTGGTTTGTTACACTTCATTTTCTTTTTGTCTATTCGTGCCATATATCCTCCAAATGTTTTATCCAATCATCATATCTCATCTCATTGATGGACTCGGGTGGCCTCCAAATCCTCCACATCTCAATCTCCATCTCCATCCCAATGGTATATCCACCGTGTGAATCTAACACCACCCACAACTCACTCTCATCAAAGTGAGCGGCCATCATGAGACCATTGAGGCTCTGAGTCATGGCGTTGACCGTGTCTCCATATCCATTGAGATGAGTCATGGGATGTGGACACATGATGACGACCTCATGAGATCGATCGGACTCACTCACCAAACGAGTGATGGTGGTGAGTCGCTTTGTCCACTTCTCTGGATCCTCCTCATATGGTCCAATGATATATATTGGTTTCATAATTTCCGCTCGACTGTGCAAATTGTATCATTCCTTGATCCGCCGTGAGGCACCAACAAAATCTCAAGTTTTTTAAATCCTCGAGTTTTTCCAATTCCCATACTATTCCAACCAAATGAAATCACTATGGAATTTTGTTTACAAATTCTAGCAATTTCATTTTTACAGTTTGACCAATAATTCATTTGATTGGGTTTTATTTTTAAATTTTCAACACCATAACTGTTATAACATTCTTTTGCTTGACGAATTGAGTAAGGTGGATCATACAAAACACCATCCATGGAATTTGTGTCCAATGTTTTTAAAAACTCCAAAGCGTCCAAATTAAAATCAGTTTGTCTATTTGGATTAATGTCATTTGTTATAGTTGCCATACTATTCTCACCAGCAAATGGATCTATCCATACTCCTTCATTGACATATTTTTCCAATAAATCTTTGATTGGTTTGATAGTAAATGTCCATTTATTGGGCATAGCCCAAACTCTATTTAAAATCATCGTTTCTTCCCTTTGTGGACCCCGGTTTTGGCCACCTGTTGTCCTTTGGCCGTGGCTCGTCTCTTGGCACGATTAGCCGCCGCCAACTTGGCTCTCCCCTTTGGAGTCGCTTTGAGAGCCGAGATGGCTCGTTTTGGAAGATATACGCCATCCTTTCCAGCCGCTCTCCAATCCTGTTTTGACCATCGTGAGAGAGATCGTTGAGCCTTGGTCCTTCCCTTGGGTTTTTTGTACCCACCACCGGCGCTCTCATATTGTTTGACCAATAGTTGAGACTTACGAGCGCTCCATTGGCCCGGCTTACCACCTTTGGATCCGGCCATGATCTTTCGTTTGAGGCGCTCTCGGAGCGCTGGTTTGGTGTATTTGTCTTTGTCCATGTTATCTCCCTCTCGTAACTCGTGATCTTAAGCGGTTGGATCTCGTGGGACGTCGTGTGGCTCTGGAAGCCTCAAAAGCGTTATCATAAAAATCTCCATCCGTGCTCTCTCGAATCACTGTGGTTTTTGGTGTGTTGTCTTTTTTCATCGCTTGAATCGCTTGAAGTACCGCCAACGGTTGGACCGGTATTGGGAGACCTCTTGTGGCTTTGGGTTTGTTGATTGGCGCTCCACTGGTTTTGAGACGTCCCAATGACTCCAAACGGATGGCGACGGCGGTCGCTTGATCTCGTGCCATACCGAAACGGGCCATGAATTTGGGAATTGCTCGCTCGATTCGATTGTGTGCAGAACGATCGGAGTTTGGAATATATATATTTTGGGCCATGGTGGACTCCTCTGGGATGACAATCACATGGATCACATCCACATATTGGACAATAGTTCAATCTCATTGTATCTCATTTTGGTGGGTTCATATATTCGACACAATCAATGACACAATCCGTCAACGTTTGATCCGTCATGTCACCAACACACTCCACCAACCAAATCCAATCCTCATGATACAATTTATTTTCACCATTGATTATCCTGTACAACTTGCGAATATGGATTCCACTGTAGTCGCTCAGATTGATAATGGTGATTTGGTGATTCTGAAGTTGGAGCCGGATCCAATCTCCAAATGTGTTCGAAAGTCTTTTCATGTCCACACCATAACACATCTCCACCCATGGTGGTCCATAAATCCTCTCACACCAGTTTCACACCAGTTTCACACGTACATCAACCGGGTATCATATCGAGTTTTATGGAAAAATAGACCAAAATACACCACTTTTTTGCATTTGCACCGCTTCAACTTACATCAACCCCATGGATATAAGATAAAAAATGTTTTTAGTTAGAAAATCATATATTTTAGTATATATTTTTGGTATGTAATCGGTTTTGTCGATGTTGTAGAGTTTTCGAGACGTGTGAAACACGTGTGAAACTGGTGTGAATTACGTGTGAAATTGGTGTGATCTACGTGTGATTTTTTACTAGTTGTTTGACAATGTGTAAAGAATACCTTACAGTAAAGACATGGACACGAAGTTCATACAAACAAACAAAATCAATCGGAGTCACAAATGACAAAAGAACAAATCAAAGAAATCGGCCAATGGTTAATGGAAGAAAACATTGCAAATTACTATGAGCCAAATAACCAAATTTACATTGAATCAGAATGTCAAATTGATGAATTAGATTGTATTCTTTCAGACTTGGGCATTGAATACACTATCGTAGAACACGAATATACAATACAATTAGGTGATTATTTGGCTCATATTATTTTAAAATAACCAAACCACATCTCATCAAACCGGAGTCACCCAAATGGGTGGCTCTTTTGGTTTTAGACCCACTCCCAATCATCATCATCGGAGTCCTCATCCTCAACACACATGAGATATTGTTGTTCCATATGTGTCAACGTGTGGAGAGCCGCTTGGATGACTCTCAACGTGGATGGGTGCTCATGGTGCTCATCAAACTCCACACCATCATTGGTAAAATGTACCAACATCACTTCCTTGTCTCCATCCATGACGTATCCAATCCCATCATGATGGATATAACACAACTCCAATGACTCAATCGCCGTCTCGAAGTGAAGACCGGCTTTGATTGGGTCAATGGGTGTGTCGGTGGAGATCCCACGGAGTAACATCTGGATCAAATGGACAATGGATTCACTCATGATCTGAGTGTAACATACTATTTTTTGAGAGGCTTCCAAACTCGATGTTTCCCACGTCGTTTTGACTCGTATCCCAACAAAATCATGATGGCCGCTATCCTTTTGGCGTTGCCAGTGTGGGAGATGTGCATTGGCAAGTCAAGCGCCTCAATGATGTCATTCGTGGTGGTGTCTTGTGCTCCATCTCCACGCTCCGTCATGATTTTGTGAACCTTATAGGCCCATGGATCATCCACGAGAAAAGCGGTTTGATAATCTCTCAACATCTCCTCAAACTCCGGATCCAACCACCATTTGACTCCGGTTTTGTAAAAGTGGACCGCCTCGGCCCATATTTGTTCTTTGTGGGTCTGAAGATACTGAATGTTGATTTTGTCGAGGATTTTGAACACCCAAAACCGTCGCTCTGGACCATCATCCATGAATTGATAATTGTTGGTTGTACCCACAAAACACGTCCTCCGTTGTCTCTTGACTGGTAGACGGCCATAACTAGGACGATACAAATCCTCGGATGTGGAGAGAAATTGTTTGGCCAAATCGGCGCTCTTTCCTTGCAGGTCCTTCAACTCTGCAATCTCCCATATCCATGTCCCACTTTGATGGATTTTCTCCATGGCGTCTTTGGTTCCAATAGGGATGTCCGACCGGTTGAAGTATTGACCAGCCATGATCTCCATGGTCATCGACTTCCCCACACCTTTTGGACCCACAAAGATTGGGAATGTGTGGACATGACAGCCCGGTTGATAGATTCGAGCCACAAATGAGATCCACATGAGAGCCGACATCCGTTGGATCAATGGACGATACTCATCCACCGTCTCACACATCAACACATCCTCGGCCAAATTCTCAATCCGTGGAGTATTGTCCCATTCTGGAAGCGCCTCCAACCAATCTTTGATTGGTGTGTGGATTCTCATGTGGGAGACTCTCAAAACGGCTCCCTCGAGGGCCTTATTGGATACCGTATAGCGATAACGGACCTCCATATCCAACGCCATGTCCTCAATCACGTCATCACTCACCAACTGACCTCTCCAAAGTATTTGGTTCGCATGTTCCCAAAAACAAAGAGACTTGTATTGTGGATCATTCTCCAAAATGAGATTGGTGTTGATTCGATTTGTCCGAGGTCTGACCGGTTTTTTGAGGTTGCCATGGTCATCGTATTGAGGCGCCGGCTTTTGGAGTTTGTCCCACGTGGTTGGATCCGCTCCGATTGGGAGTGTGGGATCCACTGTGGACTCGACATCATCCACCATATGGATACCCAACTCTTTGGCCATCGCCAAAAGTCTCTCTCTCGCTTCCTTTTGTTTGTCTGTTGTCATTTTGGTAGTCTCCGATTTTTGTATTGTTTGATTGATTTGTTGTTTGGATCGTTGGATTTGATGATGAGGTGGACCGCCTTATCCCATGTGACTCTCCACAAAACTGGATCATCCACCAACACATCAATGATTTGGATGAGACGTACAAATTGGAGTCTCTCAGGTCGTTGACACCACTTCTTTACTGTTGGCGGTGTGACATCCAACGTGAGAGCCAAATCATCAATGGTCATGTCCTTTTTGGCCAATGTTGTCACTAGCCAATCACCAAATGGACCGGAGCCCGCTGGGATTAAAATGTCATATATCATTCACCCTCCAAAAGGTCATCCAATAGACCGGATTTGAGTATTTGATCACCCACCCATTGTGAGCACTGCGGGACGATGGCGTTACCCAATGCCTTCAATCGAGCCAACCTATTGGGAAGCCCATCATCCATTCGACAAAATGGGGATGGATACGCAGCCCGGTTCCAATAATTGTCTCCTCGTTGTATCCCTCCAATTTGGCTATCTCCACCCCGAGATCTCGGTCTCTCCTCCAACATGATGGACTCATGTTGTTTTTGATGTCGTGACATGTCGGAGTAGGCAACACAAAACCAGCGCTCTCTGAGGTGTGGTGCTCCAAATTGTCGAGCAGATACAATCGTCCATTCGCAATCATACCCGATTTGGGCAAGGGATCCGACCACGTCTCGTCCTCCCACTCGAAGCACCTGTTTAACATTTTCCATGATAATGAGCCTAGGTCGAAGATCGTTAGCAACTCTCCACATTTCCCACCATAAACCGGACTTTTCTTCATTTTCTAAACCCTCCATTTTTCCTGCTATGCTGATAGATTGACATGGGAACCCTCCAATCAATACGTCCACCGGGGCGACGTTGTGTTTTGTGATGTCTCTGACATCGTTATAGATAGTTGCTTTTGGCCAATGTTTGGAGAGTATCTTTTGACAAAACTTATCTCTCTCCACTTGCCAAATGGTCTCAGCATTCACCCACGAGCGCTCCAATCCCAACTCAAACCCGCCTATTCCGGAGAAAAGTGATCCAATTTTTACAGTCATGATAATTTCTCCAATTTACCCCACCATCCACATGAGTTGACGTGATTACATGATGGCCATTTTGTTGAGTTGGCTGTTGATGGATCAATTGAATAGAACACCGAGCGCCGTCCACAGGATGGACATGGGATGTGTTTTATATATTGACCCACGATAGACCCACCGGCGTTGATTCCAACTGATTGTCTCAACTGTGGATCCATCATAGCACTCTCCAACGATTGTGGTTTGTTACGGTCAAATGATGGTCGTGGTTTTGGTTTTGGGAGTTTAATGTGGTCATATTTTAACTTTAATGGCTCTCCAATCCAATACCCACTCCGGTGATACTGAGATGGGTGACATGGATGGGAATGTGGCCATTGTTTGGACCCTTCGACGGTCTCCATTTTGGAGTCACGTGGCCATCCATACCGAAAGTAGACCCGCGCCAAATCCTTGATGGCTTTGGTGTCTGGTACTCCAATCCCAATCACATCCATCCACAACTCAAAGGAGGCTCTCCACACTCTCTCCCAATCCGCTTTTGGAAGTGGGACCGCCAATGGGATTATCACACGATACTTTTGATGAGATGGTGAGTGGGAGGCGCTGGTGTGAGCGATGGTGGTCCATCCACGTTGAGCAAACAGACACCACATGTCAAACGTGGAGTCACCATCATCCATGTCGTAGACCAACATGGAAATGGATTGAGCGTTGGAAGTTGACCGGGTTCCATCAAAGGTGGTGGGACTCCACAATGGAAGCCGTGATTTGTCCTCAATGGATCGATGGATGGGTGTGGAGAGTCCTCGACAAATGGACTCCACATCCATGTTGATTTTTTGTCCACGTCGTTGGTGGATCGTGTCGAATAGTGTTATATTGATTCCAGACATTTGAATAACTCCGAGTGTCTTTGTTGTATTGATTTGTTTTTAGGTGGAGGAAGCCGGCCAGCGTCCTTCACCTTTTGACGTTTATATGATTGACTCACTCATGTCCAACAAAATTGTGTTGACGTCACATGATGACCATTTCGAATATAATCGAGCCAACTTAATAAAATTCGTGGCCCCGGGCTCATATTCATTGTTTATCCAATCATATATTGTTTGACGTGAGACTTTGATGTGTTGACCCATTTGAGTTTTGGTCATTGACATATCACTCAACATGTAATCCAAATAGGCTCCAAATGATTCGTGACGGCGATACTCCAATCTTTTGGTGTCAATCCATTGATGAGCGTCCATCCACGTCTCATGGTTTAGTCTGTAAGCGCCTGAGGTATTAAACACGGCCGCCGTAAAAATCCAACATGATCCCAACTCACTCCAATGAGTCTCGATTTGACCAATGACCTCATTCTCATGTTTAATTTGGTCGAGTTGTGGTTTGTGGTTGCGATGTGCTACACGTCCGAATTGTTTTATATATGATCTCTCATTTTTGTTGGTTGTCATGGTTTACTCCTTCCATGATTGGCTTGATGACGATCTCATGATAGACCGTCCAATGATTTGATTGTGGTTGTCTGAGGTTGATTTTATTGACGATTCGTAGCAGTTGATAATCCGTGAGAGTCTCATCATTATCTATGGCCGCTTTCAAATCCGAGATTGGTATCAGAGTCAACCGGTGGAGGTCAATGACACTCCACCCCAGTTGATCCATATACTTTTTGATAGTTTGTCCGGTGGTCATTTGGCACCACCCACAATCATCATGTCCTCAATGAGATCATATTGATTGATTATAATAGTCAAAGCCTCGACAGAAAATGGGATCCATTGACGTTGACCGGTGTGATACGTGACCACAATGATTTTGTCTGATGGTTGGATCTCACCTTTGGGTTTACAATCAAAATAATGGACTCCACCATCATACTCAATATGACCATGTGGATATAAAAGTCCTCCGACCTTTTCGAGTCCCAAAATCCGAATTGATACGTCATCACATGTGTATTGATGTGGATTGATTTGATCTTTTGTGATTCGTGTAGTCATTTTTACGCTCCTAACATCCACACCAGCAAAGCCAATGTCATGGGTACAGTTGAGAAGGCGAGGACCACCAAAGCGGTCCCCATGATCGTGTCCTTGATACGTTGTCTCATTGTTATTGTCCTTGCTCAATGATTTGGATCTCTACGATGTTGTCAAAGTCCAAAAGAATTGACTCCATGTTCTCCGGTGTGAATGAGAACCACTTTTGGATATAACTGTGGTACGTGACCACGATGATTTTGGTTGGTTGTGCCATGGTTGGCTCCTCTGGTTGTGGAATCACCTGTGACGGCTCCTCCGTTGTTGATTGATTGTTTGTTTGGGTAGTCTCTACGGTCTCAACTGGATTCTCAAGTTCAAGATATTCAATTTTATAAAATCCGTACATCCAATACTCATCATCCCAGTGTACTCCATAAAGGGTGTCACCATGATCAATGGATACCTCTTTAATGAGACCTGTCCCCTTGCAATCAATATGACGAACGCGGCTCCCAACCTTGAGAGTCTCCTCAACTGTGGTCTCCTCAACTGGTGTCTCCTCAACTGTGGTCTCTTCTTGTTCCATGTTGATCCGTGCCAACTCGGACTCAATAAATGTCAAAGCCGCTTTTTTAGCCTCCTTTGATGTTTCAAATGAGGTATCAAAGCAGTCAAACACGTAATTATTTTTCCATGTTGAATCTACATACACACCGACAACCTGAAAAAGTTCTTTGACTTCAATTCCGTTATAATTAAAGTCAACATAATAATCAAAAACTCTCAAAGATTTTGATTTGGTTCCATCGTCATCAATTTTATATCCTTTTTCAACCCACAATTTTCCAATGACTTGGTTTTGAAAAATAATTTCATGATGTGAGTCGTGAGACGGTGATGTTGTACATTTGATTGATTTACCGAGTTTTAACATTTTGTGCTCCGTGTTGTTGTGTTGTTGTTTATAATACTATTGTAAAGTATTATTTACAATGTGACAAGTATTATTTACACTTTTATCAAAATAAATGAATGAACATCAAAAGTACACCGTCAGAACCGAACCCCAAAAAATATGATAAAAATATCCCATGAACCTTTTGACGTGGTGCAAAATGAAAAACTCCAACTATCCAATCCACTTTGTTGACATTGAGACCACTCATTTTGATTGGAGAGTGGGTGAGATTATTGAGGTGTGTATTTGGACCTCGAAGGATGGCGGCCACACCATCTCGGACCGTTACCACACGTACATCAAACCACAACATTTGGAGAGAGCCAATCCACGAGCGTTGGAGGTCAATGGATATACGGATGAGCGGTGGTCCATGGCTCCACTGTGGGAGGATGTTTGTGGTGAGATCTTTCGTATTCTGGAATATGGAATTTTTTGCGCTCACAATGTAAATTTCGATTGGTATTGGCTCGACCACCACATCAAATCCACCAGCGGTCAAAAGATCACGTGGAGAAAACTGGACACCCAATCATTGGTTTGGGAACACATCCCCACTCAAAGCGCCTCCATGTCCAAACTCCGGACATTGTTGGGTTGGTCTCATTATAACGCTCACACCGCTCAAAAGGACGTTGAGGACCTTGTGAGGTTGTATAAACTATGTGTCCACACCACCATTGGACACACTCCAGACATTGACGCCATCAAAGACCATGTGGAAGTTGTGAGACGGCGTGGAGATGATCACGTTTATCTCACCATCATGGATGTGGACGCTATGATCAAATTGATTCGATTATCTCAAAATCAATAAGATCGTTTGATCTTCTTTTTCTTTTTTGATTGGCTCGCTTTGATGGCCATCATTTGTCTCATGGCCGCTCGTTTGGTTCGATGGACCTTGGATGTGTTTTGGACCTTGTATCCACCTTTGACTCTGATTATTGGCATATTATACCACCCTTTGGAATTTGGCTTTGATCTCTTCTACGACTTTGTTGATGATGTCGAGTTTTTGCTCGAGTAGACTCATTCTTTTGTCCAAATCACTAATCTCTTTGACAATCTCCGTCCTCATAGCGTCCTCTCGGGCTTGGAGATCTGCAATGACCTTGTCATAACGATCTCTTAATTCCTTTTCACGGACCTCATTTTTGGTCTCACGGTCATCCGCTCGCTTTTGTTGCTCTTTGTATTGCCATAACAAAAACATAGCGAACGCCACATTTGGTCCACCTTGCATAAGGAGAGATAGGATTTGTTCCTCGGCCATGAAATTATAAACCTTTGATTAATGGTTCAATCTTTTCAGGGATATCTAACAGGTTGTCAAGTATGATTTGTTGACGCTCTTCTTTGGTGATCTTCTCACCACCGTCCGAGTCCTTGTCTTTGGCCTCAATGATGTCGTCAACCAATGCCCAGATGATGGGTTGGATGGCTTTGAGAATAGCGGCTACCATTTTGATTTTTTTCCAGTCCATGATTTTACTCCCTTATTTTTTGATGATAATCAATGTCAAATTGTCTGTTCCACTTTGAACACCAACCAATAATTTTTTATTATCTTGACGACCGGTCTCCATTGGAATTTTTAATTCGTGATTGGCTGGGATTGACCCATATTGAGTGATAGCACCACCAAAAGCGTCATCATCACTTCCAACATTTGCAAAATATAAAGCACTAGCACAAATTAATTTGATTTCTGTACAAGCCTCAGGAAGTGTAATTTCTTGGGCCACCGTATCCAATGCTACACGTTGAATGAGTGGATATTGATTTGTTGATGATAGGTCCAATATTGCCATGATTTACTCCAATAAAAAAGATTTGATTCCAACGGCTAAAGATATACCGACCAACTCACATCCATGAGGTGTCATGAGTTCTTTGTGAGATTCACAGTCAATAAAAAAAGGTTCAAAACAAACGGCCACCGGCGCTCCCACTCCTTTGATAGTGTTGTAAGCGTTGGAGGTCCAATGATCTGGACGAGCGGCGATTGTTTTTGTTTTGTTGTGGAGAGGTCCACACCACTCATGGAGACGTTGAGTGATACAATTCGCCAACACCTCTCCACTCGTGGATCTATGGTCATAAAATACCGAGCCATAGTCTCCACCGCCGGCGTTGATATGGCATGACACATATATTGACCGGTCATGGCCTCGAGCGTATTTATTGACCCTCTCATGACGTTGAGAGTAGTATCCATCCGAGATCACACAAACGTCAATTCCATGGTCTCTCAACTTCCACTCACAATGATGGATATATTGAGACGTCAATCGAGTCTCATGGACGCCATCATTGACGGCTCCACAATCACTCCACCGGTTTGGTTTTCCATGGTGTTGACGGTCCAAAAATACGATCATAGTGTCAATATACTCCATTTTGTGTCAATGGTCATCCACGTTGACATTGGATGTCATTGGCGTGGATTCATCTCAAAAGCCAACTCCCATCTCCATCGAGTGTCGATCCACCGTTTGGAGACGATGATCATTTTGTGATTTGTGAGATATATATTTGGAGCGGTCACATCCAACACGTCTCCAACTTGAAGCCATCCCAACTCCATATCCACATCCACCTCAATCGTGTTAATTGGGAGACATTTTGATCTCACCATATCCATCGCTATTTTGATAGCCGTGTCACGGTCATAGATATAATCACTGTCAATGGCCATGGGTTTGACTCCATAACGGTTGACGGATGTTATGGCGTAATCACTGACAACATCATACTCCTCGGATTTTATGTTGGTCACTCTCACCATAGATGTGTATTCCTGATCATATCCACGTTTAGCCCATCGGAGTGTCAACCGGTTGACCAACTGTGATGTCGCTCGTGTGGTGTTGATGGGTGAGACTTGAGTCACGTTGGAGTCATCGTCAATGATGATGGACGCCATGGATGTAACGTGGGTAAGTGCCCACATTTGTATCAAAACCGGTCTCAATCCTTTTGGACCCATACGGACCGTGATTGGTAAAAATGGAAGGATGTTACCATTGAGCCAACTCCACGCCGTGATTTTTGGGTCATTGATATATCCCTCAAAATTATATTGATTGAGAATGGGTGAGAGATTGGCCCACGCTCCGTCATCAATCAATTGTCCACTCCTCTGGAGAGCCCAACGACATATATCACCAGCGCCTCGCAGATCACCCGATCCAAATGGATTGACCAATCCACCACCTCCGGTCATGTACACCCACCACTCACGTGACTCACCATTGACAGTGGAACCGGGGATCGCCACATCATCACTCGTGTCCAACTCTATATATCCATATATATTCCCACGACCATCATCATCAAATTGGATGGTCTTGGTATCAATATCAAATTTGTCATCTTGAATGACTACACTCGTGGCCGTGATTGGATGACCGGCCACCATGAATCGAGCGTCATTTGAGACGTCATATGTGTGAACACAATATGAAGGAAGAGCGTGGATATTTTTGGTGGTCCCCTCGGTGGTTCGAATCGCTCCACCAGCCGATCCCAAAATGATTGGATATGGCTTACCATCAGCGGTGTCGATGTGTCTGTTTGGGAATCGTGTATCAATGTATTTGTTGGAGTCCATCAACAGTCGATTGGAGTCAAACGGTTGAGCCTCAATGGATATGGATACAAATTGGAAAAACTGATTTGGATCACCAATTTGAGGCTCTTGGATTTGTCCACGGTATAAAATGACACGGTCCTCAAATGTCTGTTGAGCCACATCATATCTCATGAGGACATAAAAAAACTCGGCGTCCAATCCTTCCATTGTGTCACCTTGACTCCACCTCTCCAACAAATCCACATCATCCATGATGAGACCCATGGACACAATATTGGCCTCCACATTAATGGACGTCAAATCCGCACTCTCCACAAAATCAAACTCCACAATAGATGGAAGATAGTGGAGTGGACCACCATTGGATGCGAGCGTGATGTCATGTGTGGCGTAACGGTGAACACGTCCACCCCACTCAAACTCCACACAAAACACCGGAGTGGATCCCATCAACTGATTGGAAGTAAAACCCAACATTTATCTCACCTCTCTCAACAAAACCGTGGAGACTCGAAAAACTTCGCCACGATCTCCATCCAATAACTCATCTCCAATCACGTGGTCAATCTGGATCTCTGTCCCAATGGTGGAGAGGATTTGATTGTGGTATCTGTTCAACACAATCTCAGTGGAAGGACCAACGGCGATGTGTGGGAGATATACGATGGCATTTTTTGAGGATTTGACATATTGGATGAGACCCATCATGGCCGTGGGAGCGCTACCATTGGCGGCGATTGGTTCACCGGTGTATAGTTCATAATGATTGGGATTGGCTTGGTTGGCATTGAGCGCGCTCGTGTCAACACCATCCGTCCACGCTATTCTCACCACACGTCCATCATCTCCACGGCTCCTGGTGTAGACGGTTCCATTTGGCGCCGTATTCTCTACCACGTTTGACTCAATCTGGATGGTCCGTCCACGTCCATATTGTGGACCGGTGATCATTAATGGCCCGGCCACCATCGTCCCAATCTCAAAATAACCCTCGGCGGTCTTTTGGCTGGTGATGTTGATACGGAATCCACTAAACTCATTTTTATTAACTAATACCGTGATACTGGATGGGATCAATGTCATGGTCCCACTCGTGGGATCCGTCGCCTTGACTCCTTCAATGGTGAGATATGTCTTTTTGGATGATGTATTGGCCAAAACACCATCACCATTCGATTTGATTCGACGTTGGACAACATTCCCGACTCCATCATCCAACAAAACGGACCATCCATGACACTCATTAAAGTGGAGATATGGTCCATTGGCTTGAGTGGAGTGGATAGCCGCTCCAACACGTCCAAAAGCAATCGCACCACCAACAGTATTGGAGACCGTGGCCGCTGTGGACCATGACGTCCCATTGTGAGTCTCAATCAAAAACTCCTTGAAGTTGACACCAGTCAAATGGACTCCAATCGCTTGAGACTCGGTATGGGTGACGGCGGTCCCCTTGAGAGTCGTGTCCAAATACCATGCCACTGTTGAGTTGGCGACGGCGGTGGTGTCAGCATTGGCGACGGCGTCCGATCTCCACCCCACCTTTGGAGATGGTGAGACGGTGTGGAGAGTCCGTTGGATTGGTGATCCAAATTGTGGCGTCAATGTGTATTCGTCACCCTCGCGAGCCGGTCCATCCAATGTGGAGATGGTCAATCCATCACGGATTTGGGTGTCAAATCCTCGAGGTGAGTATTGTTTTGAGTTGACATCACCATCAATCCACCCGTCTCCCACAGTCGCTCCCAATCCGTATGAGAAAAAGTGATAATCGGCGGTCCTATCCGCTCCACCGGCGGTGGGACATCCCCAATATATTTCTTGAGTTGTGTTTGGATCGGTGGTCAAAGTACCCGTGATTTTTTGGTATTGGCGAGGACTCCTAGCATCTCCAAAATACACGTGGACATCCCCAGTGGAGTTATCCAAATGACAAAGGATTTGGACCCCATTTGTGAGAGTTAACCCGGTTGCACTTCCAACGGGTGTCCCATAGCCGGCGTGAACATCATAAACATGGATTCGATTGGAACCCACCACAATCTCCAAATGATATGTGGCGGTGGATGATTGGGTTTGAATTTGGACTCCAATCGCCGTCCCACGTGTGGTGGATCCACCTGTTACATTTGTTATTTTTGTGTGGAGTGTCACTCCATTTGTTTTGTCTGAGACCCCTTGAGAATAATAAATAACATCACTCCCAGCGGCGTTGAGTGTGATGTGATCACCACCCAAAATATCCGTGGCCCCACCCGTCACATTTTGTGTCCATAGACTATTTTGTTGAGGCTCGTCAAATGGTGCCCACGTATTGAGATCATAACCCCATTGACTATCTATGGGATACGGTTGGAGACGTCCATATTGTTGAGTTGACCATCCACCCAATGTGATGATATGGAGACCATCCGCCACACTATTGGTCCCTATGTTCTCCCAGTTACAAAACAAAAGTATCTCACCCTGGCCGGCCACCGCTTTGATGTTTTGACATCCTCCACCATTGTGGGTGGGTGTCTCAAACTCAATGACTCGACTATTGGCAAACGTCCCCGTCGTATCGCCGTATTGATACCATTTTTTTGCATAATCTTCTACACTTACACCAGCCAAATCCGAGTATCCACCGTGAATGATGGTTTTGGAGAGTTTGTTGATGTAAATATATAATCTTCCATCCGTATCCAATGCCAATGTCCAATCACCACCAGTCAACCGGTTGGATGTTCCCGTGGCAAATGATCCGGATATGGAGTCTGCTGAGATAAGTCCCAGTTGATCAAATACACTGTCAAAAGCGCTGGTCAATCGTGTAAACTCAATCGAATCCGTGGAGGAGATATATCCAATGATCAAAACTCCATTATATTCCACTATTTGTGGGAGATAGAAGTGTGATCCATCTCCACTCTCACTCTCATCAATAAACTTGAATGTGAGACCACCATTGGTGGATCCATATTGTCTCACACGTGATCCAAAGGTTGGACTCGTGTCGTGGAGGTTGATGGCCGTAAATAATAAAACTTGATTGGCTGTGGACGCCATGGTGAGCGGTTGAAGTTCAAACCCAGCCGCACCGGCGCCAAATACTCCACTCACATCCACATCCTCAGGAAGTGCTCGAGATGATACCAATGTCCACGTCACACCATCATCAATGGATTTGTAGATTTGTACATTTGCCAATTTTTTGATGTCATCAATCACCCACACCGCCAAATTAATCGAGCCGTTTGGAAGTTCCATAACCGTTGGATATCTTTTATTGGATAAAAGTGTGGAGGAGTCCACCGTGTCAACCTGTACACTCGATGAGGTACCGTCCACGCCAATCCTATACACTCTTGTATTGTTTTCTGTAACTGTGGTATGTTCCACAGACACCAACACGGTCCCCGTGGAGAGACGGAGTGCGTGACGTGGGATGTATTTGTGATTGATGGCCGGTGATTGTTCCATGGTCACGTCCATGACTTTGGCTGGTGTCTCATGACCATAATGGAGAGCGTCCGTGGAATACTTCCAAACAAAACCAGCGCCGTCCTGAATGTGACCGGGTTGATGTGTTTTGATCTCAATGTCTTGAGTTTGGACACCTTTGGACGTCACCACCAATGGGGAGTCGTTGTTTGATATTGGAATCCCAGCCAATGACCCATTTTGAGTCAATGTGGACTCATCACTCCAAAAATGATCCGGTGTGAGTTTAAATGGAATCAAAAATCCTCGGATGTTGTCCGGTGTTATATTTGACATCAATAGCCTCCACTTCCAACACGTTGACTCATCCGTTGTGTCATCGCTCGGTTGTATCTGTCAATGTGTTTAAAAGGTTGTATTATCACGACGGTCTCACCAACACCACCACCATTTTGGAGCGCTTGGACGCCTCTCTCTCCACCCAATCGATCCACGGTGGCTCGATCCAAAACGGCCTCTCCTCGAAGGAGATTAGCGTTGACCACATCTGGACCACCATCGGATTGACCTACCATACCACCCACGTCGAATTTGGGTGGCTGTTGTGCGGCGATACTTGCGGTTTGTGCTCCGGCTATGGCTGTCAATGTGGCGATACGTACACCACGAGCCACCGGTGGAAGAACCAACGCCTGAGCGATACCGGCCGCCAATTTAAAAGCAATCTCGGCCATGGTGGCGGCTTTGTTCCGTTTAAACTCTCTCATCTTCATCTCTTTTTGTTGGTCTTGGAATCCCTTCTCGATGGACGCTTTTGTGGTGGCGGCCTCATTGGCGCTGATCTCACCTCGTTTGTATAACTCGTCAATCGCTTTGGTCTCCTCATCAACTTGGGATTTGATTTGGTCAAGTTGGCTTTGATTGATGTCTGAGAAGGCTTGGGAGATGGCTCCAAAAGCCTCAAAGATTTGTCCACCCATAGACTCGATCATGGATATTTTTTCCATGTATTTATCAATGATCATTTGTTGGGTTTGTAGTTCCAAATCCTTCTCATCTTCAATTTGATCGAGTCGCTTTTGATATGCTTTGTCTCTCAAATCGGTCATCTCTTTGATCTCGGCTCGCCTGTTTTCCGCTCCCAAATCCTCCAAAATGTTGATCTCATCCACCAATTGATTGAGTCGCTCTTGTTCTTCAACTGATAACTCACGGGTGGCGGCTTGATCCAATAAGACTCCCATTTGAAAATCTAATTCTTTTGTTTGATTTCGTATCTCATTCCCTAGTTGATGGACTTCTCGGCGCTGTTTTTCATATTCTGGAGTCAATCGCTCGGACACTTTCAATGTCAAATCATCAATGACATCCACCGAGTCATTAAATTGGATGTTTAGTTGTTTGTTGAGTTCCATGAGTGCTTTTGTGGCGGCTCCCATTTTATTGATGTTCTTTTGTGCTCGGTCGGCGCCGTCTGCGGTTTTGGACATTGTTTGTGGACCCAATGACGATGATGACAACTCATTGAATCGATCCAACTCCTCATTGGCAATGACAAATACATTGGAGAGATTGTCAACGGCGGTGTGAGTCTCACGTTGGAGATCACCCAACACCACACGAGCCGTGTCCACATCTCCACTCATGGACATCGTGGCCACGTTTATCAACCCAATCACATTCTCAAAACCCTGAGAGATTCCACCCAATACCGTTGAGAATACGGATCCCATAAAAACAACGGCTTTGGAAGCACCTTGGACGGCCATGTTGACACTGTTGGGACCTGCGATGGATCCAATGACGTTTTGGAGAGTACCCATGGAGACGGTCCCAAACTCGGCCATAACCCTTTGAAATTGGGCCATGGAGTTGATCCCATCCTCATTGATAGCAACACCAAACTCACTCGCCAACGCTGTCATGGATTCGAGGTTGTCAAGTGCTCCGGATTGGATGAGCGCCGGTCCACTTTGACGGCCAAATAACTCCATCGCCATAGCGTTCCTTTGGGTTTGATTTTCCATGGTTCCCAACGCTCTCACGGTCTCATTAAACACCGTGTCAGCGTCTCTCAACTCACCATTTGAATCCTTGACACTGACACCCAGTTGATTAAACGTCTCCTCCAGATTTTTGGAACCGCTAGCCGCTTGATCCATTGACCCTTGAAACTTTATCAACCCTCCTTCAAGATTACCAAAAGCCAATCCGGATCCCTCGGCGGCCAATCTCAAACCAGCCAAAGTATCCACAGCGATTCCCGTTTTGGTCGAAGCGTCTACCAACTCATTTGTCAAATCTGCAAATCGTTGAGACAACATGACCACACCACCAGTCACGGCGGCCACACTTGCACCAACCGCCGCCATGGATTTGGCCATTGTTTTCATCTTTTGAGAGACTGATTTGGACGTTTTTTCCGCGCTGGATTCCATTTTTTTGAAATTTTTGTCCAACTCTCCGGCGGCTTTGGTCGCTTCTTTATCCGTTATACCGGGGATTTTCTTTAGTGCTCTCTCCAATTGCTCGGTTGAGGCGCTGTAATTAATCGCTACACTTTTATTGACGTCGGCCATATCTCTCTCCAATGATGACGACTAGGAGCGCCATGATGATCAATACACCATACCCAAAACATTTGACACGTGCTGTCATGTTTTTGACAAACTCTCTCATATTTTTCTCAACCTTTTGACTGTCTCATTGGCGATGGCCTCAACTACCTTTTGAGCACCTCGCCGGGCTGGTGACCATAAAACCACATTGGCCAATCGTCTACCTTGACGAATGTTGGTGTTGGAAGTTGGACCCACCTTGATCGCCCACGCATATTCCGCCGTATTCTCTACAAAAGCCTCGATGGTATATGGTGGAATAATACGGAGTCCGGTTTTGTGTAGTCTTTTGGACCCTTTGGACTCTCCATATTTTGGTTGACGCACCAACCAACGGTCCTCACTTTTTTTGGCGAGTCCTTCGGTGGTTTGTTCTAACACTTTTACAATGGATGGATCGGCGGCTCGAATCGTGCCCAATATGAGATCACGTTGTGACTCATCAATCTCAATGGTCCCTCTCCCCTTGCCATATCTCAACACCTTACTCATTTGATCTCCATTGTTTTATTTTGTGCTTTTGAGCCTCTACTTTTTTCCGCTTGGATTCCTGTGGAGACTCATTGACCATCATAAAATCAACATAGAGACGAGATTGGAGATCTTTGTCCAATGATTGGAACCAATATGGCTCTCGATTCCAAAAACGTGAGATTGCGTATCCTGTTCGCTCTATGGCCCCACTGGTGGTGGTTCGGTAAAATTTTCGGTTTCTTGGACCTCTTGTGATGATGGAAGTGATTTGGCCATCTCTCCAATGCACACCATCCCAATCTCCAAAATCTCATTGACTGGGACACCAGCGCCCAAAAGCGTATCCAGACACGTGGATCCATATTTGTGGACGTCCACGAGGTGTCTCACCTTTGGGAGACGATAGTCATTGAGACAAATACAAAGCGCCATCGCACAAACTCGACCCATCGCCGCTCTCGTTTGATCGTCGCTCCACATCGAGACGATGTCAAAACATGTGGAGAGAGGAGGTTTGATCACTTCCACCTCTCCAAATGTTGTCAGTGTTACTTTTTCCATGAGTTTTCCCTTTGTTACTCGGTTGGTTATGCTTGGACGTAAGCGACTCCACCATATACCTCGCCCGTCACCTCGATGGTGTTACCATCTGCGCTCTCACTTAAGTTAGACACTTCGAGATATACTTTTGAGTATGTGGCGGTGTATGTTTTACCGGAGCCCAATGTTTGAGTGTCAACCTCAAATACAACAGTTTGGAGAAACTGTTCAAATCCATCGCCACCGGTTGAGGTGAGAGGAGCACCACCATGGAATCCGCGATTGTATAAACGATCCATAAGATTGTCCGCTGTGGTGTCTGTCAATGATCTCATGTGTACCGAGAAAGAGATGTTTATCACAGGATCGTCGCCCTTTCTGAGACCCACAATGGCTCCACGATCTCGGACCACCACTCGATCCGCACCCGGCTCGGCGCTAGCGAAGTCACCTACTTCAAATGATACTTCATAACTAGACGCTGCACCGTCCGTAATCGTGATTTTCCCGTCTCGACGGGTTGTTACTACTGTACTATCGGCCATGATGACCTCCTTTATGTGTTTTGTGTTAAGTTAGATATAAATAGTGTAGCACTTCAAAAGCCAATGTGATGGACATCCACTCGCCAGAATCACTCAACTCATTGTCCATCCCACCAAAGCGGATTTGGATCTCATCGTGGAGCGGTGTGGACCGTTTTGTGATGGCATTGATAACCGTTTGAGCACTGTCCAAACCGTCATCAAAACTCTCAATTTGGTCCTTTGGTCGTATCCGATAGGCATAACGAACCAACACCTCGGTGGAGGTCATGACACCCACTCCACGACGTTGACGATCATCGTCACGACTGGACACCGACCGGATCCCCACCATGAATCTCTTGTGAGCGACCGTATTGGGTGAGCGTCCATATCCATCGAATGGATTACGACTCTCATCAAATCCGCTCAAACTGTCAATCATCGTGGCGAATCGTTGACGTATTGTGGCAAGTGATACGACCATTTAGCGTCTCCGATACCATATTGGAGGCGCGCTGGTGTAGATGACTCCCAAATTGGCACGACGTCCATTTTTGTCATCCACTCGTCCATCTTGGTTTTGATCATAAGTGAACTTGAGACGCTTAAAATCAAATTCCATCTCTTTTCGATGGGTTTTGGCCAAATCGAGATAGCGTCCCTCTCCCAATCCACTGGAGTCCATGTCCTTGAATATGAGATAAAAGGTGAGATTTTTATGGCATGATCTCAACGATTGTGGACTCATGATGAGATACTCAATATTGCCTTGGTCTCTCACCCGTTGGATGAGTTGTATCCATGCCTCGTCAATGTATGTTTGATAGGTGGAACCCAATGAGGATGGACGGATGGACGCCAAATCAGAATACTCCGCTTCCAAATCCAAATCACTGATCACCGGATACAAAGCACTCAAAGCGATGGCGGTGGGTTTTTTGAAAGTATGAACCACACCAGCAATCGTCAATTCCCAATATTGGAGGTATCCATCATCCAATCTGAGTGTGTTTGGGAGTTCACTTGGTGAGATTGTATATGTGGCCACGTTGGCGACGATAGACACGGATGTCCGAGCGATAACGTCGTTACCATTTGGATCCTCCAATCTAAAGTAGGCGGCTGTGGGTGATACCAATGAACCGTCTCGATATATCGGTAGGTCCACAGTACACCCACGAGACCTCTCAAGGACCTCATGAATCCGGATACGTGGTGAGTATAGTCTCTCAGTCGCCATCGTTTATCCTTAGAGGTTGCTGACATTCAAAAATAGATACCATTGTGTGTCATCACTGACTAAAACAGCCATGTCACCGGGACCCAATAGGACTTGTCTAACCGCTTGATCATTTTGAACATCCAAAGCGTTGGTGGCTCCATTGTTTAAAATAGCGTATACTCGGCCATCTTTCTCACTTGGAAGGATTACATTTTCATCACTTCCACCACTATCAATGATTTGAAACAATGAGTCCTTGTCTGTTAATGTGACACCGTCTCCGATCACACGAGATTCAACACCACCAGCCAACAAAAGTGGACGTGGAATTTTGAAAAATGGTTTACCGTTATAAGCCATGTGGGCCTCCTATTTGGATTTTTTGATGTTTTGGGTTTGTGCTCGTTTCACCACTTCTTTTCGAACCGTCTCACGTGAGACATCACGACCGCTTTTTTTTGCATCCTCATACATACGGTTTGTGACTCTCTCCACCTGTTCTCTCGAAATAGACATAATTACGCTCCCTTTGATTTTGATTTGGATTTTGTTTTGGGTTTGTGCATGGCCTCAAAACTGTCCTTCATTTGTTTTTTCAATCCATATAATCCATCAATCTCTTTTTTGATCTCTGGGATGTGTTGGAGTTTGAGACGGCGGTCAATCTTTCGATCCAACAAAGCGATTTTGGATTGGATTACTTCGATCTCTGGTTTTTCAATGATACCCAATCCAATCAACTCACGGCGCCAATCGTTATATCCATTGCTGTCATGATTCCAAAATACCTTTGATCCGATAACCTTTGGGACATCCCACTTCATACAATAGAAATATCCACCATATGTGGTCTCATATCTTGCAATATAACCAAACTCTCTATCAATCACGGTTTGACCATTGTCCATCAATCTCATTCGACTCATTGTGGAGTCCGGTCCATTTGGTGTATCTTCCACACCATTCACTCCAGCGATCTCAAATAGTTGTCCAAATGTTGGCAACCACTCCCAATCTCCCTCTCCAACTTCCACCAACTCCCATGCAAATGGGTGATGGAGTAAATAAAATGGAGCATTGGGGAATACTTTTAGTTTTGGATTTTGGGCCGCGGCTTTTGTTCCGGTCCATGTCGTTGGTGTAAATGTGCTCATATCTTTTTATCCCTTTGTTGATATGTGTTTATAATTTTGATGATACCACCCACTCTCCAAAAAGGAGAGTGAATGGAAGGACAAAGGGAATTTAAAACCCTCCACCCACTCATCATTTGACAAATTAAGCGTCTGTAACAATCTTTACAATTCGAGCGTCCTCAGTGATCGCCGCTCCACAGTACAAATGTCCTACAACTTCGGTAAGTCCCTTACTTTCGTCACGTTGGAAGCCGATGACGACCGGTGTTCCTGCTGGACGAATCTCAACACCTGCACCAGCCAATGGACGAGGAGTACCAACAGCGTAAGCGATACCACCACGAGACATCATGGCGCCGATTTTGTCACCAGCGGCCTCGGTTACATAACTAGATTTGAAAATGTCAACACCACCAAAACGGCCGGCGAATCCTTGACCCTTGATGGCCAACATGTCCTCGGTCGCTGGTGAGAATGCGAGAGCGTTATTTGACTCGCTTCGAAGTGAGTCACGAAGGTCACTCAACTGTTGTGGGTGGAGTATACAATAAAAATCTCCATTGTTTGACTCGCTCTCCAATTGGAACATAGCGTCATAAAAGTCATCAACAGACATGTCCACACCACTTGTCCCAACAGAGTTGGAAGCGGCCGCAAAAGTCGCCGTGATGATACCGTTTATACGTGCCTCTGCACTCATCGCCATTTTTTGAGCCAATGAAAATGGATCGATGTCCATACCCAATCCGGTCATAGCGGCGAGATCCGAGATGTCATAACGTAAAGCCGAGCGGCCCACGGTGATGTCCACGGTTGATGGTGTTAATGTGGCCTCGGACACCTCTCCACCGTCGGTGGCTGTTGCAAATGGTGTAGCCGCTCCCCAGTTTGCATAACGCATACGCATCACTTTTGATCCGATACCAGCGACGTCACCAGCGAATAGGAGCGCTCCAGAATTACGGATCGAGGCTTGGTCGGCGAGGATGGCTCGCACTTCATTTTCTATCATTGCAGCGAGGCGAAGGTTGCCGAGCGTTGAATAATCAATAGTACTCATTGTATTTTCTCACAATATATTTGGTTTTGGTTTTGTTTGGATGGGCGCGGATTTTTACGCTGTTGACGGTTGCGAACCTATCCACAATAACCAACTCCCATCATCCACCGTGGTGGAGATATGTGGTTGGATGTAGTATACCCATTTTTGTGATATGGTGTTATCACAATGACACCACATGTCATTTTCACATCAAAGGGAGATCACCATGGCAACTCATGACCTGTCAAACGTCAACACATATCCGAAGTTTAAAACACTCGACGTCTCTAACACGGCGTCAAAAATCATCCTCCCAAATGGAGCCACGGCGGTCTCCATTGGTAGCCCGGCCGCTTTGTATTGTGGAAACGATGGAAGCGATGGAGACTCGTTTGGTGATGGTGGTGTGATGGATTACGTATTTATACCGGCGAATAATCTTTTGGAGATACCCATGGAGATTGGTCGTCAATCGAACCGGATACTTTTAGTGGCTACCCAATCAGGATCATCCACCCTCCACATCGTCATCAATAGATCGAAGTAAAAAAACAAAAGGAGCCACCCAAATGAGTGACTCCAAATGTATGGGGTTGAGGGTATCAGATTAGATTGATACGGCGATGTCAATCCCAGTCAATCCAACAGTTGATTTGACTGAGACTGAGTTGGCGTTGGTGTAAGTGATCTCGAGTTCTACCTTGTTACCACTTCCATCCATAGCGCTCACGTGTACAAGTTGCTCGCCGAGGTTGTGAGTCAATGCCAAAGCCGTGTTAGCGACCAATGTTTGATTTTGGAAACCTTTACGGAATGATGACAAAGCAACCAACACTTGACCACCCGAGACACTTGCAAGGTTGCCCGCGGCTGGATTGGCTGTGATAGCGGCTTGGGCTCTCGCATTCGTAAAATATAACGCGCTTGAGTGCTCGCTAATTTGTGACGTATCGGCCGTCAATGAGATAACACCAGTTCCGGAGTTGTAAGACAAACCAGCAGCGTCCACCGAGATCGCTCCACGTGATCTCGCTTGAGTAAAGTATAACGCGCTCGAGTCCTCGCTCACTTGTGAGGTGTTGGCGTTCAATGAGTATTCACCATCAGCATAACTGAGACCGGTACCGGCTTGGAATTGAGCGAATACATCACTCGCCTCGACTTTCAATTGACCATTTGAGGAATCATATTGAAGTAGTTGAACATCTGGAGACGACACCGCGCCCAATGAGATGGCTCCACGGGCTCTCGCATTCGTAAAGTAAAGGGCACTCGAGTCCTCGCTAATTTGTGACGTATCAGCCGTCAACGAGATTACACCAGTTGAAGAGTTGTAATTTAAACCAGCGGCGTCCACTGAGATGCTAGCACGTGCCCGATCGGTCGTGTGGAATAAATTATTAGATCCCTCGGATATTTGATCAGAATTAGCCGACAAAGAGAATGAACCACTTGCGGCGTTATATGCCAATCCAGTACCAGCCGAGAAAAATCCTTTTATCTCGGTTTGATCTGCTGTGAATTCACCAGTTGAAGAGTTGTAATTGATACCCGCACTCGCTGAGAATTTGGCGCGAATTTGAGCGTCACTCAAACCACTGTTGATGAGTTCCCAATCGTCAGCATTGCCAGCGGTTCCACCGTTGTGGATGTATGATTCAATCGGAGACGTCGCCGCCAAAAATACAATGTCACCCTCTTGGAAATTAGATCCAGTGTATACATTGGAGATAAAGTTGGCGAGTGATGTTTGAGATGAGTCAACAGTCACGTCCGTCACGGTCAATGGTTTGACCTTGAGTTTGTTAATACCACCATCGCTAACAACTTCCAAATAATTGGCACTATCAGCGTGGATTGCGTTGAGTACGTTTGAGTGTAAGTATCCACGAGTGATCAAATGTTCGTCGTGTGATACTGTTCCTTTTTGTTTAATTACGCCTTCGGCGATCAGTTCAGGGGCTAAAAATCTTTGAGCCATGGGGATATACCTCGATGTGTTTGTTTACTTGGATCCACCATGGAAGTGGATCACCTGTAATATATCACCCCAGTCTCCACCGTCTCAAAAATGACAGTAAATGTCAAAAGGTTATTATAAGTGATATCACCAAACACAACCTCACCATCAATGACAATCCACACATTGGGTGTATAGCCCAATCCATGAGTCACGGAGATGGTTGAGAGGTTTGTAAAATCATGGCGGTTGGGTATCCCAGCGCCGTCCGAGTATTTAAATGTCGCCACAACTCACCTCTCAAAACTTGTGTGGAGTTTGACCCAATCTAGAATAATAGGCTTCTCGGATGGCGTCTCGGTTTTGAGCGTAAAAGGTGGGATCGGTGGCCCGGCTTAACAAATCATTGGGAGCCGCTGTGGATTGGCTTTGGACACCTTTGTTGGAGGATGGTGGTGGTGTTAGTTGGGTTTGTGGCTGTTGGAGGCCTTGAGACGGCTGTGGAGGCTCGTTTGAGGTTGTTTGTGGTTGTGTATCCACTTGAGTCTCAAAGAATGGTCTCAACGTGCTTGGAGCGGTTGTGGGATCCGTCTTGATTGTCTCCAACCACTCTCCCAATTCGACTCGATCCTTTTTGGCACGATTCGACATGGCTCTGTCATATTGCCACTCCACCATATCTCTCACATCACCGTCATTGATTCCAAACTGTGAGATTGTGGTGTGGCGATCATATCTGGATTGGGCTGTTTTGAGTTCTCCTTGGAGAGACTCCACTTGTGTTGTGAGATTGTCCACCAATCCCATTTTGGCTCGAGCGGCGTCCAACTCGCTCTCATACTCTCCCAACTTGGACTCCGTTTGGGCTAGTCGCTCGGAGTATTTGGCGATACGTTGACGGACTATCTCATCCACGTGGTCTTTTTGGATGTATTCAACACCCTCGATGATCTTGGTTTTACTCATGGTTTATCCCTTTGTTGAGTTGTTAAAAAGTTAGATTTTCCTGTTGGATCTTCAATAACATTTTACGGGCGTCGATGTCGTCGAGATCCGGATGGAGGATTTTGATGGCGTCCACTTTGGAGATCAAACCAGCCGCCAACAGTGCCAACATATTCTCTCTTTGTTCTTTGGACTCGGTTGGTGAGAGTGGGATGGCGTGATATTCGATTCGATACCCATCCTCTGGATATGATGTACCCAAATAACGATTGGCTATTTTTGCGCTAATCTCCAATGTGTGTATATCTGCAATACGGAAAGACGGTGCAAATTTTCGTTGAGCCTCTCTCAATGATGATCTTGAGATGGCGATGGCGTAACCACTTCGAGGATCCCCACTCATCTTTTGAACATCCGCGGGATTGATACCGGCATACGTTGCCAACCGTCTCTCATAGACTGTGATCGATTCCAACATTTGTGAGACATCTCCACCGGGTTGGAATTGTCCAATCTGTGGATTTTGACCCGCTAACAAATCCGGATCCGGAGAAAACACCAAAATTGACGCTGGATCCGTGGCGATGGCTGTCCTCCGTGAATCGAGGTTGTTATCTAATACATTCATTCCCGCTGGCATACATCCCATAATCCACCGTTGTGGGTGTGAACAATCGCGCGAGAGGTGTAAAAAATATGTGTACAACACGCTCGCATTTAAAGCGCCTTCAACCACTTCTCTCCCATTATATGGGTCAAATAGTCCACCATGGATCTCAGCATGATACAAAGAGTATGGAAGGAAGGGAGCGCCATTGGAGTCACGATATGGATATGACTCTCCACTCATGTTGGATGTCAAATACTTCTCGGTCACATCCTCATCACGCTCACCATTGGAGTTGATGGTGTAAATCTCATAGATTGGATTATTTGGATCCTCAATGGAGAGATGGTCCACCGTCCACTCATACTTTTGACACATCTCACAAAATCTCAATCGTGTCTCTTTGATGGTGTGAGGTCTCGAGGGATCACCAGCGCTGGCCATGGCCTCCACCATCTCCGGTGTCACAATCCGATACAATAAACCCTCTCCATCATCCGTAATGTCCACTCTTAAAAATGTCTCTCTCAATCCGAGTGTGTAAAACTGGACACGTTGCATGAGCGGCCATAATCCCGCTTTATTCACCAATCCATTACGTCCAACCAATCCATCCGTCTCACCTGCTGTGGTCTCATTGACTCCAATGGATGGCGGCTCCATGTACAAACCACACAAAGCACTCGTGGAGGCCTTGAAAATGTTGGACGACATATCCGGAACACCCCACGTCGCTTGACGTGATTGTGGTATGTGATCACCAATTGAGTCGATGAGGTCTTGTAACCACATCCCCGTCAACATCCGTTTGCGGAGTGCTGTGTGTTCGACTCTCCTTTGAGTGGCTGGATCTTTTTGGACTGGGAGTGGAGGGATGTTGGATTGGGTGATCATCGGAATCTCAGTTTGGAGGTTTTGGGAGAGCGATATTGGATATCAATGATTGGCATAACTGCATATCTCAAAGCGTCAATGGTGTGCTTCCACTCACTCATTGTATCCATAACACCCGACTTTTTCAACGCCCAATACTTGAGAGATTTGATTGTCCTCTCACATCTTGGAAAGATTTGAAAACGGTTGTCACACATCAACTCATGTATGGATTGACATCCATAATATACACTATATTTCGGTTTATGGGCGGTCCGGATTGTAAATGGGAGTTGACCCTTGGGATACTTCAAAACATGATTAAAACCAGCCATCAACATGGTATTCGACATCCTTCCACCGTTTTGTTTTGACCCACCATGAGAGCGGTCACCTGTCCAACGTTGTATATTTGCCAACTCGAGTCCATTCCTTCGAATCATGGCCAATATGGATTTGGCGTGTTTTTCCGCTTTGGCTCCACTTGCCACGTACTCATCCACAACATAGACGGCCGGCTTTGATTTATTGGTTACATCCACCGCACACAATAACGCTACTTGAGAGGCGATGTCGTGACCGTGGTCGATCCCTATGGTCCAAATATACTCACGGTCTGGATCCGGTGTGAGGTCACTGATCATGTCGTCAGTAAACTTGTCGAAAATCCGACCCTCGGGGACTCCACCATCCCAGTCTCCATTGATTCGAGCGTCCCGATCTATCGGTAGATAGGACATTCTCAACGCCTCTATCTCTTCCTCGGTCATCATGGGTTTACATCCCTTTGGAGTTGTATTTTCCACACTCATGACTCCAACATGTTCCGAGATGACACCATCCTTGACCATCTCTTTGAGATAGTGGACCGGCGCTCCAATCGGTGTGAGTGTAAACAACATCCGTCCATTGGTCCGAGTGATTCGAGCCCGCAACTCTCCAAAGACCACCGGCGGTGGAGGCTCGTCAACCCATATGTAGTCGACGGAACCGGAGGCCAATCCGAGCGTCCCTTGGTTGGTGGTTTTGAACCGGACTAAACTATTGTTTTTGAATCTGACAATTGGCGCGCCGGTCCCTCGGTAGCCCTTCCCATGGACAAACTCAACATCTGGGTGGAGTTCTCCTTTTGGGACTAACTCGTGGAATTTTCCCATAATGGTCCGTGATTGCTCCCATGAGTGACAAATCACCCACGCCTCGATTGGAGGTGGTGGAATTTTTTTATAAGGATGGCGACCAATACAATGACATATCGTTTCATACGCTCCCACCGCCGTTTTCCCGATTTGGTTACCACCTCGAAGGAGTACCAACCGGGATGGGTCACGCAGGACTCTTTCTTGGACCGCTGTTGGTCTCCAAAAGGTCATTGGATTGGCTTTGGACTCCTCCAATAGTTGGGATGTCCCTTTGGCGATGGCTTTGAGTTTGGATAGGTCCATCATGATCCACGATTGAGATGGATGATTTGTGGGTCACCACTCAACATCGACTCCAAACGGTCTCTCAAAATCGGTGGGAGACCTTGGACCGCCATGGCGATCTGATGGAGTACCTCATCCGGATTGGTCATGTTGTCAAACTCCTCCATCTCCTTTTTGAGTTGGACCCACTCGTCATGAACTTGAAGGTGGAGACGGTGGAATTGTGGGAGAGCGTGATGGGATCCCCGTTGGCGAGTCGCCTCAATGTCTTGACTGATCTCCCATAGTTTATACTGACGAAACAAAACCGGATCCACTTCCACATCTCCATCATCGTTGGTGGTGATTGGCTGTTGTGGTGTGGTGCTCGTGTCCAATGTGGAGACGATTGGTTTGGGTCGTTTGAGTATTCGAGCCACGGTGGATTTGTGGACTCCAAATTGATCGGCTAGTTGTTGATACGTGTGACCGCCGTCCTCATAGAGTTTGATGATTTGGCTCCTCTCCTCTGGAGTGAGTCGCCCTCGCTTGGTGTTACGTGCCATGATGATCCCCTTGTTGCATATTTATTTCATATGGAGAGAAAAAATGTCGTGGTCGGCAT